CGCCTAATGAGGAGGCATATGAACTTATGCGTGAAACATATGCAAATGAAAAGCAACATTATATAATTAAATAGGAATTATAAAAAGTTTGATATGGAGTTGTATGCTAAAGAAAGTGAAGAATACAGAAATAAAATGCCGATTGGTTTTTGCTAAAATAATAAATGTTAAAGGGAGTATAGGCAATGGATAATTTTAAAGTTATTTATAAAATACTTAAAGTCCTTGAAAGTGCAATGGATTGTGATGAAGTTGATAGGTCTTTGCTAAAGGCAGAAAATTTCAAGATAACAGAAAATCGATTTGAGAATATTATCAGAATGCTTGCCAAGGAAGAATATATAACTGGAGTAATCATAGTTGATATGATAGGAATACAGGGAATCAAATTCGATGATGTACGAATAACATTAAAAGGACTTGAATATCTTAGCGAAAATTCTTTGATGAAGAAAGCGGCAAATTTAGCTAAGAGCATTAAAGAAACAATCCCCGGTATATAAATGAAAGCACGTTCTAAGACGTGCTTTTTCTATGCAAGCGACTTGCAAATAAGGACAAATTATGATATAGTATAGGCAGCCTAACGGCTCGGGTATTGAGTTTGAGCGATAGGCGGTTGTTTTGGAAAGGAAATATTATGAGTGAAACAACGATACAACTTGTATTGATTTTGCTTATTGTATGGATATTAAAAAAATAACCGCCCTACTGGCATAAGGCGGTTATTTGGTGTAGAATGTAATCTACATTCAAAATAAACATCTCGATGTAGAAACAATCGTTTTATCGCTCCTACTCTTTACTTGAATTATAGCACTTAACAAATGTTATGTCAAGCACTTACTGAAACAGTGAGTGCTTTTTTGATACGAAAAAGGAGAGTGGGACAAGTGAATATACGAGGTTTACCGCCTTAGCACCTATGAAACGGTGCTTTTTTTATACTCTTTTTTTCAAGTGTTGCAGAGAATAAAGAACAATGCTTTTTACAGGAACGCACCTGAATAAAAAATTATGGAGGAGAAATAAGAATGGAATGGTTAAAAGCAATATTGGAAAAGGCGAAGATTGAGGACGGCAAGTTGGATATTGACGGAGTGATGTCGACTGTAAACTCTGAATTTCCGAAGTATGCAGTACCGAAAAATGTTTTCAATGACAAAGTTACGGAGCTTAAAACAGCGAACAAAACCATTGAGGACCTTAAACAATCAAATGCCGACAATGAGGAATTGCAGAAGAAAATCACAGAGTATGAGGGCGAGATTGAAACGCTCAAGACAAATGCGTTGAACACCGCTAAGACGTTTGCCTTAAAGGAACAGCTTTCAAAAGCCGGTGTAACGGATGCAGATTATCTTATTTACAAGCAAGGCGGAATTGACAAGTTTACATTCGACAAAGACGGCAAGCCTGTCGGTGTGGACGATATTCTTAAACCGCTTAGGGAGGATAAGACGTACTCACACCTTTTTGCCGAAAAAGGAGGAGCATATACACCAAAAGGCGGAAGCGGAAGTTCAGACGTAAATCCTTGGGCAAAGGAAACATTCAATCTTACCAAACAGGGAGAAATTTATAAAAACGACCCTGCCAAAGCAAAAGTATTAATGCAAGAGGCAGGAATGACAGGAGGAATTTAATATGGGAACAACTTTATCAGATATTATCGTACCGGAACTGTTTAATCCGTACGTTATTCAAAAGACACTTGAAAAATCGGCACTTGTACAAAGCGGTATAGTGCAGAATGACGCAGAGTTTGACAAGCTTGCGTCACAGGCAAGTCCGCTTGTGAATATGCCGTTTTTCTCTGACCTAACAGGTGAATCGGAAACTGTTATCGAGGGCGACGACCTTACAGCCGATAAAATCAGCAGTAAGAAAGACGTTGCGGTGATTTTAAGACGTGCGAAGATGTGGAGTGCCACAGACCTTTCTGCCGCAATGTCGGGTGCTGACCCTATGGCGGCGATTGCAAGCCTTGTATCTGACTTTTGGGTCAGAGATTTACAAAAGGAGCTTATCGCAGTTCTGAAAGGTATCTTCGGCACAGTTCCGGCAGTATCGGAGGGAACACCGAAAACAGCCGAAACAAGACTAAGTTCAAACATTCTTGATATTTCGGGCGTTAGCGGTAACGGTGCAAAGTGGAGCGGAAGCGCATTTATTGACGCACAACAGCTTTTAGGCGACAACAAAGCGGAACTTACCGCTGTTGTTATGCACAGTGCAGTTGAGGCGGCACTCAGAAAGCAAGACCTTATTGACGTAATTCAGCCGTCGGGGGCAAATCCGTTCAGTACATATATGGGTAAGAGAGTTATTATTGATGACGGTTGTCCGGTAGACGGTTCGGGTTCAAGTCAAGTATTCTCAACATATCTTTTCGGCAACGGTGCGATTGCACTTGGTAACGGTACACCGGAAAAGTTTGTTGCAACAGAAACAGACAGAGATAAGAAAAAGGGTAGCGGTGTTGATTATCTTATCAACCGTAAGACTTATATTCTTCACCCTCGTGGTGTTAAGTTTACCGACAGCGATGTTGCAAATACAGAGGGTCCAACACGTTTAGAGCTTGCCAAAGCAATAAACTGGACACCTGTATATGACCCTAAGCAAATAAGAATTGTTGAAATGCGTCATAAGATTTGATGAGGTGGCTTATGGAGGAGTATATAACTGTTTTTACGGATATGTATGGCATAAGCGAAAATGACAAAGAAAAAGCGGAAAGGTGTATTGAAAGTACAATTGAGTATATAAAAAATTACTGCCATATTGACAGTATTCCCGATGATTTAAAGCATACCGTTATTCTTATGGCGGCGGACTTGTTCCGCTATGATGTGTCGTCATCATCGGGACAGTACGACAATGTCACGTCAATCAAAGAGGGCGATGTTACCGTATCGTACGGCAGTAATTCAAGCAGTATGTCGAGCGTGTTTAAAGACTACAAAGCAAGGCTTGCACGTTTCAGAAAGTTGGTGTGGTAATGAATATTGTAAGACAGGCTATTGAAAGATTGTATAAAGGCTTGTGTTCGGTTAGAGTCAAGGTTTCAAGCGTGAATAAAGAAACAGGCGAAACAGTATTTACCGAAAAGGTTGTTTTAACCGAACAGCCTTGCCGACTTTCTTTTTCAAGCCGAAACTCATCGGCGAAAGATGACGGATACAACACCGTTTCACAATCGGTTGTACTTTTTATTGCACCGGAGGTTGAAATACCGTCGGGCAGTAAAATAACCGTTACACAAAACGGAAAAACAACTGACTATTGCCGTAGCGGTGAAAGTGCGGTTTATACATCGCACCAAGAAATTGCACTGGAATTATTCGAGGATTATGCGTAATGAATGAGATTGATTTTTCACAGCTTGAGAAATTACAAAAGCAAATGGAAAGTGCGGATTACACCAAAGCTTGTGCATCGGCTATGAATGTAATTTCACAGAGGGCATTAAAATACATCAGCAACGTAACAAAACCCGGACATTACAAGAACGGTAAGACAGGCGGTATACTGAAAAAGAGTTGGCAGGCAGAAAGAACAACCGTAAGCGGAAGTACGGTAAAAGGCGGAATATATACCGCACTTGAATATGCTCCTTATGTAGAGTTCGGACACCGTACAAGGCTCGGAAAGGGTACGTCCCCGAAGTACAAGCCTAAGAAAAACGGCAAAAAGTGGGTTGAGGGTAAAAAGTATCTTAACACCGTAGTACCGAAAGTTGAAAGGGATGCACCTAAAATACTTATGCAGAAAATGGAGGAGGTATTGAAATGACATCAAAAATAAAAAATGCAGTGACGAAAGCTATTCATAACCTGTTTGGCGATGATTATGCGGTATATACGGCATACACCGAACAAGGATTTTCAGAGCCTTGCTTTATCGTTGAAATGTTTCCGCTTAACGTACAGTCGACAAATTCATTTTTGGACGATGAAACGCAGACGGTAAGAATAAGATATGTTCCGAAAGATATAAGTCAAGATGAATTTATTGATGTGGCTGAAAAATTAAGAGATTTGTTTTTATACAATCCGCTTGTATTGTCCGATGGTATGCGTATAAGAAGTTTTAGTATAGATTTTTCTTTGGAAAACTACACACTTGTGACGGAGCTTGTATACAATTACACCATTAAGGTGAGAAACGAAAGTACATACGATAAGGCAGAAGATTTGATATTAGGAGGAGATTTATAATGGGTTTACCTGAAATAAATATAGTGTTTCAGTCCAAAGCTGAAACGGCAATTAAACGAAGTGCAAACGGCATTGTTGCACTGATTTTGCGTGACGCAACCAAAGGTGATATTACATCATATTCGTATACAAATGAGAGTGAAGTTGTAAAATCTCATTGGACAACCGCAAATTATGATTACATAAGCAAGACGTTCCTCGGCGGACCGCAAAGGGTTATTGTTGAGAGAATAGGTGCGGAAGATACCTATGACGACGCGCTTGCACGATTAAAAAATAAAAAGTGGAATTACCTTGCAATACCGTCGCTTGCCGATAACGAAAAAGATATTGCGGATTGGATTATCGCGCAGAGAAGTGCGAAAAAGACATTTAAAGCCGTACTTCCGTATGCTGCGAATAATGAGGGTATTATAAACTTTGCGACCGATGATATAAAGGTTGGTTCAAAGGTTTATACCACTGCCGAATATTGTTGCCGTATTGCGGGACTTTTGGCGGGATTGCCTATGACAGAGGGTGCGACATATCAAACTCTTGCGGAAGTCGACAGTATAACGGAGAGTACAACTCCCGACGCAGATATTGACGGCGGTAAGTTTATTCTCATCAATGACGGCGAAAAAGTAAAAGTCGGCAGAGGCGTAAACTCTCTTGTAACGCTTAGCGGTGATAAGACGGAAGATATGAAGAAGATTAAGATTATCGACAGTATCGACCTTATAAGAGATGATATAAAAACATCGTTTGAAGAAAATTATATCAACGTTGTAAACAGTCACGAGAATAAAATGCTTTTCATCGGTGCGATTAATCAGTATTTTAAGTCGTTGCAATCACAGGGCGTATTATATGACGGTGCAGATTGCAGAGCCTATATTGACGTTGAATCACAACGTGAATGGCTTGCACAGAAATATGATGTGTCGGGTATGACAGATAGTGAGATTGAAGTCGCAAATACGGGAAGTATCATATTTGCGGGTGCGGATATTACAATACAGGATTGTATTGAGGACTTGAGTTTTAAAATAGGATTGGAGTGATAAATAATGGCTGAAAGTATTAAACCGAGAGGAAATCAAATTTGTTCCGGTACATTCGGCAAACTTTGGATTGACGGAATGCTTGCCTTTGAAGTGTATAAGTTCGAGGCTAAGGAAAAGACAAACCGTGAAAGCGTAAGCTTTGCCGGAGATACAACCAACGATTCAAAATTAATGGGTGTTGATTATGAATTTTCATATACGGTGCGAAAAGTATATTCAAGAGGTAAGGCAATAGCCGACGGTCATAAAAAGGGACAGGACACAAGACATACTTTGGTGGCAAGACTTGAAGACCCCGATAATGGCGGTTATGAAACAATTCAACTTGATAACTGTTGGTACAATGACGTGTCGCTTATGAATTTCGAAAACGGTAAGATGGTTGAGGATGAATTTGGCGGTGGTTTTACCGACTATGACCTTACAACTACAATGAATGCGTAATAACGGAGGTAAATGATTATGGATAAGAATACAAAGATTACTCTTGCAGAGCTTATTAAACGTAAAGAACAAGTGCTTGAGGCAAAGAAAAGTCCGAAGAAAGCAAGAATATATGTAAAAAGTCTTGACGGTGAGATTATTATAAAAGCACCAACCAAATCACTTGCGACAGAGGCGGCGGAAATGGAGAACGACGGCGACGCTCATCTTGTGTATGAATGTGTTGCCGAGCCGGATTTACATTCAAAGGAACTTCAAGACGCATACGGCTGTACATATCCCGAAGAAATTGTTGAAAAACTCTTCGATGCGGGCGAAATCACACCTATCGCGATGGAGTGTATGAAACTTGCGGGATATGTCAATAGTGTAAAACTTGTTGAAGAAGTAAAAAACTGATAGAGGCAGATGATGAACTCTATATGATACATCATTATCTGCAAAGAGGAATATTGCCCGAAAAGGTGCTTGCAAGACCCGAAATTGAAAAAGTATTTTTTCTTGCAAGTGCCAAAAAGGCAAATGATGACGAGTACGCAAAGTGGAAGGCATTGGGAGGTGAATAGTTTTGCAGAATAAAAGTTCGATAGTTCTGAATATGAACCTTAATGCGAGTGGATTTGCCCGAGGGATAAAAAGTGTAATCGGCAGTGTCAAAAATATGAATGAGTCGATGAAAGACGCAACGAACAGCGCCTCAAAGATGTCTTCTGTAATGAAAGGTATAGGGAGCAGTGCCATAAAAGTCGGAAAAGGTTTAGCGGTGGCAGGAGCGGCCGCCGCGACTGCCGTTACTGCATTGGTTTCAAAGTCTGTCGGTGCATTTGCTGATTATGAACAACTTACGGGCGGTGTAGAAACGTTGTTCGGAGCAGGCGGAAGAAGTGTTGAGGAATATGCACAGAGTGTCGGTAAAAGTGTTTCTGATATTCAAGGGAAATACGACAGTTTGATGAGTGCGCAAAATGTTGTATTAGAAAATGCAAATAAGGCATATATGACTGCCGGAATGTCGGCGAATGAATATATGGATACTGTTACGGGATTTTCAGCGTCATTAATATCAAGCTTAGGCGGAGATACAAACAAGGCGGCGGATTACGCAAATTCGGCATTGGTTGATATGTCCGATAATGCAAATAAAATGGGTACGGATATGGAATCAATAAAGAATGCGTATCAAGGATTTGCAAAACAAAATTATACCATGCTTGATAACTTGAAGTTAGGTTACGGCGGTACACAAGAGGAAATGAAACGACTTCTCAGTGACGCAGAAAAGCTTACGGGACAGAGGTACGACATTTCATCATTTGCCGATATTACACAGGCTATTCACGCAATTCAAACTCAAATGGATATTACCGGCACAACCGCAAAAGAGGCAAGCACGACAATAAGCGGATCGTGGGGGTCACTGAAAGCGGCGTTTGAAAATACTCTTGTCGGTTTGACAACAGGCGGAGAAATGTTTAATCAGAGTTTGGATGCACTGGTTGATTCAGCTAAGACGTTCGGGCAGAATGTTATACCGGCAATAACGGGTGCGTTAAGTGGCGTAGGTTCGTTAATTGAGAGCTTAGCTCCTGTCATTGTAGCAGAACTTCCGTCAATGGTATCCGATATACTTCCACACCTTGTTTCAGCCGCAAAGAGTTTGGTTACCGGTTTAATCAGCCAATTACCTGCATTGGGAAGGGCTGTTTTAGATGCAATACCATCAATTTTTGATGGTATGACAGATGTAATCGGTGAAAGTTCTGTAGGAAAGCTAAAAGGGTCGTTTGAGGGACTGAAAAATACCATAACTGATACATTTTCAAACATTGGACCAATGCTTAAAGATTTCTGCGAGGGAGGTATATCAACATTCTGTGACGCATTATCTACGGCTATGGATTTAGCCAGCGGAGCTATATCGGTAATTGAGGCATTATCTCCGGTAATAGGAGCAGTTGCAGGGGCGATAATTACGTACAAAGGTGCAGTTATGTTGTGGAATGCAGCAGAAACGGCTAAAAATGTTGTTATGGGTATTTCAACAGCCGCACAATGGGCGTTAAATGTAGCAATGACAGCAAATCCGATTGGTATTGTCATTGTGGCTATCGGTGCATTGGTAGGGGCGTTTATTGTATTGTGGAATAAATCCGAAGGATTCCGAAATTTTTGGATCAACCTATGGGAAAAAGTTAAAGCGATTGTTACAAGTGCATGGGAAGGAATAAAAGCCGGATTTGAAAAGATAAAAAACGGAATATCAGCAGTCAAAGAAAAAGTGTCTACAATGTGGAACGGAGTCAAAGAAAAAACGTCAGAATTATGGGGCGGTGTAAAAAATGCTGTATCGGAAAAACTGAACAACATAAAAAGTGCCTATGACGCACACGGTGGAGGACTGAAAGGTGCTACATTTGCGGCAATAGAGGGTGTCAAGGAATACTACAGGACAGGCTATGACGCAATTAATCAATTAACAGGCGGTAAGCTTGGTGAGGTTGTCAATGCAGTCGGTGAGAAGATGGAAGTCGTAAAAAGTAAATTCGGTGAAGCGTTTGGCAATGTGAAAAACACCGTAATGACTATTTTTGAAAACATCAAAAACGGCATTGTTGAAAAGATTACGGCGGCAGTTGACACAGTTAAAAATGTGTTCACTAAAATTTCTGATACTGTATCATCTGTATGGGACAAAATAAAAAGCCTGCTGAAAGCACCAAAGATTGTGCAGACAGGAACTGTTACGGTGATGGGGGTTGATACACCTATTCCAAAATTCGGATTGGATTGGAACGCCAAGGGCGGTATTATGACACGTCCAACTGCATTTGGATTTGCAAACGGCAAGATTCAAATGGGTGGTGAAGCAGGGGCTGAGGCGATACTTCCGCTTAGGACGTTTTGGGACAATCTCAGCCGATACATAGCCGAGAGCAACAAAGGTGGCAACAGCATAACAAATGACATAAAGATAGTTATAAATGCCGACAACAGGACCGCAGATGAAATTGCCGATGATGTTATAAACGTAATAGTTCCCAAAATTCAAAAATGTATGGCGAATATGTAGGAGGTAAAAATGTTAGACTTTTATTTGAGCATAAACAACAGTGAAGAAGTTATACACATTCCTGTTACTCCGTCCGAATTTACCGTATCAAGTTCACAGGGAACGGAAACATTTGAAACGGCAAATTACGGTTGGATAAAAATTATCGGCAATACAGAGCTTAAGACCGTTTCTTGGAACAGTTTCTTTTCGATGAGAGATTATCCGTATTTGCGTGACAGAAGTATGAAAGGACAGGAATATGCGGACAAAATCGAAAACTGGCGTAAGCGTAAACTTCCGATACGGCTTGTCATTACGTCTTCGGGTATCTGCAATGTAGATATAAATATAGCGGCGGCAATAGATAAGTTTGATTACAGTGTCGGCACAGGCGGCGACTTAAATTATTCAATCGAACTCGGCGAGGTTAATCTTTTAAACGATGAACAGGAGGGACTGACAGTGGCACAGTATGATGAAATAATGGCAAGAATTGATAATATAGAAGAAAGGCTTAGCAGTGTTGAAAACACAATGATATATAACTATATGGACGATAATATGCCGTCTTGGGCTAAACCGACTATTCAAAAGCTGATGGACAGAGGTATTATAAGCGGTACAGACGATAATGAACTCGGTCTTACAATGGATATTATTCGTACACTTGTTATTATTGACAAAACAGACGGATTTGAAAATTATACGGTTGACATTATGCCGTCATGGGCAGAGGCGACTATTGAAAAGGTAAAAAGAAAAGGTTATCTAAACGGTGACGGCGAGGACGGATACGGTTTGACAAAGAGTATGATACGTTTACTTGTTATTATGGATAATGCCGGTTGTTTCGGAGATTAAAAAACTATTGCAATATTTTCCTTTTGTGATATAATAAAACAAAAGGGAGGTTATGGATATGAAGAAATATATAGCAGGTATTGCAACAGGTGTGATTTTATCATGCTCGGTAGCTTTGGCAGTAAATTATACTGCGACAGAGAATACGTTTCCTATTCAATTAAACGGCGAAAACGTTAATGTAGAGGGATATAATATTGACGGCAGTACATATTTTAAACTTCGTGATATAGCTGATACGGTAGGCGGTTTCAATGTTGATTTTAACAACAATACTATTCAGCTTTCAAAAGACGGATATGTATATGAAACAAAACCGAGTATAAATGATTTTGTTTTAGACGATAATGCAAAATCGTTTCTTGCGGAGCAAGGTTATGTGATACCGTATTTTACTCAGAACGATTTAAAAAGTGAAGATTTTGTAAAGAGCTTTATCTTCTATTATTACACAGAGGGTTATGGCGCGGATATGTCCACTCAATATAAAAACGGATATTTTGAATGGTCTGAAAATTCCGTAAGAGATACTTATAAGTCGCTTTTCGGAGTAGATATGCCTGAATATCATCCGACCGATAACGGCAGTGTTTTATATGAAAACGGTAATTATAAAATCAGTGTTTCAAATCGTGGAGATGGCAGATATGAATTTATAAGTACCGAGAATGTAAATGACGGAATGAATGTATTATTTAAAGAAACCGATTCAACAGGAACAGACTTCGGAACAGTTACATTCCACCTTGTTCCGGCAGATAACTCAAACGGATATATAATAACCCAAAAAACAAATTAATTTTAACTATGGCTTAAAAAGTACATCGGATACGGTGTACTTTTTTTGTACGCAAAAATGGAGGTATATATGGGTGTAATTGATAATGCAGTTCAATGGGCGACAGATATTGCAAATGACGACAGTCACGGTTACAGTCAATCGGTGAGATGGGGACCGCATTATGATTGTTCTTCTTTTGTTATAACGGCATATCAAAATGCAGGAGTGCCTGTTAAAGATAATGGTGCTACATATACGGGGGATATGTATAACGTTTTTATTTCGTGTGGATTTAAAGACGTAACGTCGTCCTGTAATCTGTCAAACGGAGCAGGTATGTTAAAAGGTGATGTACTTTTAAATAAAGCAGACCATACCGCTTTGGTACAGGCGGACGGCGGAAAAACAGTTGAGGCAAGAGGAACATCATTCGGTATTGTTACCAACGTGCCTTACAGAAATTATCCGTGGGATTGTGTACTCAGATATACCAAAGACGGAGACGGTTATATTGCGAACTGGGTTGAGAGAGAAATACCGAACATCGGAAAGTCGCTCGCAACTAAATCATATATGGCATACCAAACATATACGAACAGTCAAGCAAGCGGATATAAATACTTGTGGGGCAGTGACAGCAGTACGTCAAACGGCGGATTGCGAAAGTACAAAGATTTTATTTGTATGGCACTCGGTTCGTATTACGGACCGGACGGCACGTTTGTTAAGATTGAATTTGACGACGGTAAAGTGATATACGCAGTCAAAGGTGACGAAAAGAAAGACAGTGAAACCGATAGCCGACATATGTATCATACCGGCAGTGACGCAAATATGACGGAGTTTATTGTTGACGGAAATATTGTAACAAGCAATGAAAAATTTACATCTGCATTAGAGTCGGAAGGAATTAATCGCTCTGCCCGTGTTGTGAGAATTTGGACAAGTGACACAGAGCCGACATATGGAAGTAACGGAAGTACATCGGGTGAAAAAGAATATCATTTTGCGGATACCAACGAAAAAATACCTATCCACAATTCGATTTTCAAACAAGCACCTATGCAGTTAGACGGTACTTTGAAAGTAGTAGTAAACGATACAGACGTATCAAAGCATATAGGAGATATATCGTGGACGAATACAAAAAATACACTTGCAACAACGATGTCTTTCAGCACTCCGAAACCTAAAGAAATGAAGTATATGAATATATACATACCTCAAATGGGTGATATTATGAGGTACAGCGGAGGAGATAAAGAAGATTTCAGAGGTGTAATAATCGAAGTTGACGACGGAGCAATGTATGTAAACAAATACACTGCCGTTGATGTAGGTTGGTATCTGAACAAGACCACCGACACATATCAGTTTACATCTATGCGTGCCGATGATTGCATTAAGAAAATATGCAACGATTTATACATTCCGATTGTGCTTATTCCCGAATTGGGTACGCTTATAACGCAAATATATATTGATAAACCCGTATCTGACGTTATCAAGGATATTCTTGAAAAGTGCGGAAGTGGGTATAACTTTGACTTTGTACCCGACGGTATGCGTATATATTTGTGCAGAGATATTGAGGCTAAGCCGAAGTTTAGAATATCTTCCAATACCGAACTCAAAAACTCGGTACAGTATATGGGTAATATCGAGCATAAAGGCAGTATTGAGAATATGAAGAACAGTATTAAGGTTATAACTGAAACGGACGTTATGACTACCTTGAAAGCCGATGAGAGTATATCAAAATACGGCTTTCTGCAAGAGGTTGTGAAAATGAATGACGGAGATAATGCGGCGGATTTGGCAAAGAAAAATCTTGATGAGCTGAATAAGGAAGATGAAACGTATTCAGGTGAAATAATAGAGGAATTGGCAAGCTATACACGAGCCGGAAGTACGATAGAAAAAGACGGAGTGAAGTATGTAATTACAAGCAGTCAGCACAGCATAAAAAACGGTGTTCACTACAATAAAATTGATATGGAGAGATTAGTATGAAAAACGGAGTCGAAACACTTGCAAAGATGTTTAAGGACCGTGAAAACGCAACGAGTGATTTTGTCGTATTCGGTAAAATAATTGAGCTACCGAACCTTAAAATACAATTCACCTCTAAAATAATTCTGACTAAGGACCATATAAAAAGTCTTATTGATTTATACAAACAGGATATTGACGGACGATATGTTTATAAAGGCAGAGAAGTTGCAATGATTCCGTACAGAGGCAATAACAGATATTTGGTGTTGGGGGTGACGGAGAATGGCTGATTACACAAAAACAGAACCTGCATTCGATTTTCAAAAGGGCGATTTTATTATTATAAACGGTCGTCCGAAAATGACGGTTGGCAGGGAACGTATAAAAAATTGGGTGCAAAAAATACTCAATACGCAAAAGGGAAGATATAAAATTTATAACGGTACAGGATACGGTATAAATATAGAAGATACTTTTGTCGGAAAGAATTACAATCGTGACTACATCCGTTCGGAAGTCAAGCGTGAGATAACCGAAATACTGACCGCAAATGAAGATATAGTGAGTATTGATAACTTTAATATGGAAGTAGACGGCTCACTGCTTACAGTATCTTTTACCGTAAACAGCGTGTACGGCGATATAAATGATGTTAAGGGGGCGATATAATGGCTGAAACTATTGATACAATACTTGAACGTATGCTTTTGCAGATACCGTCAAGATATGATACGTCGTCGGGAACATATACATACGATATAGAAAAATCAACGGCAATGGAGTTTGAGAATGTTTATGATATTATATCATCTCTCGACTCTTATTTTTATGCGTCAACCGCTACAGGTAAGTATCTTGATATGCGTGTAGGCGAGTTCGGATTGGAACGCAAGGACGCAAGCTATGCAACAGGCTGTGTGACTGTAAGCGGTAACGTCGGAGCAAAAGTGTCTGTCGGTGAAAAGGTGGCGGCGGGAAATATTATATTCAATATAACTGAAAATGCGGTCATACCGAGTGAGGGGAGTGTAACTGTACAAGTTGTATGTGACAGTGCCGGAATAAAGGGTAATGTTGAAAAAGGCAAAATAAACAGATTTCCGGTTACTGTTCAAGGACTTGTATCCGTAACAAATGAAATTTCAACCACAGGAGGCAGTGACAAAGAAAGTGATGTTGAACTGCGAAAGCGTTTTACCGAATATGTTTCGCATCCTATAACAAGCGGAAATAAGTGGCAGTATATCTCTTGGGCAAAATCAGTTGACGGAGTGGGTGACGCAAAATGCTTGCCGTTGTGGAACGGAGCAGGAACGGTTAAAGTGATAATCGTTGACAGTGAAAAACAACTTGCCGGAAGTGAGCTTATAAATAAGGTACAGAGTTATATAGATGAACAATGTCCGATAGGTGCAGATGTGACCGTTACCACTGCAACGGCAGTGAGCATAAGCATAACATTTTCGGCAGACGTAGATGACGGCACGCTTGAAAGTATTAAATCGAATATCAGAAGTTATTTGCGTGATGTGTCTTTTGCAAACGGATATGTGTCATACGCAAAAATAGGTCAAACCATATTGAATACAGACGGTGTTGATGATTATTCAAATTTGAAAATCAATTCAAAAACAGAAAATATCACAATATCCGAAACTGAAATTGCCGTTCTTGGGGGTGTTGCCGTTGGCTGATGTAGGACAGAATTTACCGTCGTACTATAAAAAGTCACGGTATATAAAAGCATTAAATACACCCGTCAATGCGGAATTTGAACGTTTGTATGAGTTGATAGAAATGTTTATGAAAAACAGATTTATTGACAGTGCCGATGAAGATGCCGTAAGAGAATATGAAAAAAGTTTGGGTATATCAGAAATCGGCAATACCCTTGAGGCACGAAAGAGCCTTATTAAAATAAGAATGAGAGGGTCGCAAACCTCAACAAAGGCGAATTTGCGGGCGGTAATTGAGAGTTACGGTGTATTGGTTGATATAACCGAAGATATTAAGAATTACAGTTTTACTGTGACTTTTCATCAACCCGATGTACCTGAGAGCACAATTAGGAATATTATCGAGGACTTGAAACCTGCTCATCTGTCTGTAACATATTCGTATGAATATACAGGGACATTTGAATTTGCCGAAAGTGAAAATGAATATAATATCGGAGTCGGATTTGCCGATGGCAACGGTCATGGCGGATATTTGGGGAATATTTAAGGAGGGAATTGTATGAATTTTAATAATAAATTGCCCGAGTGGAAGAATAGCGGTACAGAACCGAGTGACAGTCTAAAAAACGACGGATTTAAAGCCGGATATAAACCGTCGGCAAATGTTTTTAATTGGTTTTGGAATAAAACAGGTAAATGTATAAAGGAGCTTCAGGAAAAGCTTAGCTGCGCGCCTATCCCATTATCGGGTGTATGCACTACCGCAAAAGGCACTACAGGGAAAGTCGTTACGTGCCCCGACTTTAAAATATATGACGGCGCAAGAATAGCCGTTACCTTTAATAATGGAAATAGCGCAAATTATATGACGTTAAATGTAAACGGAACAGGCGCATATTTTGCGTGGTTCCCGATTGGCACAAGTCGCGCTTACAATAATGAGTTAATTTCAAAATTTATTGTTGCTGGCTGTACATATGAGTTCATTTATCAGGACGGTGCAACTCCCAAATGGGTATACTGCGGCATGACAAGTATTCCGATAAATGACGAGACCCCGACATATACGGAAGCAGAAGAGCGTGACAATCTTGCAAGCGGTGAAAAATTGTCTACTGCTTTTGGAAAAATTAAGAAATGGTTTGCGGATTTAAAAGCAGTTGCATTTTCAAATGACTACAACGACTTGGATAATACGCCTACAGCCTTGAAGAATCCAAACGCCTTGACTTTATCTATGAACGGAACGTCTACAAGCTATACGGGCGAAAGCAGCGTAGCAAAAACGTGGTACGCCCCAACGACAGCAGGTACGGCAGGCTATATTCCTATCAGTAATGGAAGTGGCGCGCCTGCGTGGAGGCAGCCTGATTATTATGGGGTATGCTCCACGGAGGGCGCTACGCGAGATAAAGTAGTAGACATACCTAATTTTAAACTTGTAAACGGTGTTCGTATTAGAGTTAAATTTACATACTCGCATGCTATTCTTGCGTCTGGCACTAACGCTCGATTAAATGTTTCAAATACTGGCGCAAAAACAGTATACTTAGCGAATAAACTTGTGAGGGGCTATTACGGAGTTCCTAATGCCTCCAGCGCTGACACCTCTATGTACCCGAACACTTGGGACGAGAATGAGGTAATTGAGTTTTGGTATGACGGTAGTTCGTGGCGAAGCATACCAGAAACGCATATACTTGACCCCTTAGACGTAAAATTAGTTCGCGCATCATGGGTGACTTGGAATACCGCTGGAAATACAACGTATCTCCCTAAATTTCTCAATAAAATAATACGAAGCTGCGATTTTTTTGCAGATTCTTCAAATGCTGCGTCTATTATACAGGAAGCATTAAGGCATACTGCGAATGCTGGCAGGCTATCTATAATTACCACTTACGGTAACTCGTATTTCACTATAGATGATAATATTTATATAGCAGAAAGCCAAACAGAGTCATCTTTACGTGCACCTCGAAAAGTTACTATAGAAGGGCGTTCTATGGTTAGCACAAGTAAAGCGCGCCTTGACTTTAAAAATAATTGCAGTATAAAAAACGGCGGGGCTACTAGCCCACAGCTAACTCTTAAAAATCTTGAACTTCAATTATACTGGGGTATAGGAGTTGGAGTTCAAAATACTACTTTTATAAATTTGGGTACAGGCAATGGCAGCGTACTTATACTTGAAAACTGTGATATATCAATATCTGAGTCGCAAGTTTCTGAGCTACCTGCTTTTATTGCTGACACTATAATAATGAAAAACTGTAATTATAGCTTAGAAGCTACTGAGCATAGTCAATATATGTGTTACTCAGGTATACGGTGTAACCGCTTAGAAATAGACGGCGGCTCAATAAGTATTACTAATGATTGTAGTAATACAATAAATCCCGACAATTTTGAACTTAATTTTATTTACGGCTCTAATGTAACAGGTTACATAAAAAATTGTACAATTAACGGCGCAGGGTCTTATAGAGTATCAATAATTGACAGTCCATATATTGAAGTAGCCACTTGCGATATTACGTTAGGAAATAAAGCATCTTTATGCCATTATACAACGAGTACCGAAAAAATTTATACTGCACTTCGAGATTGCACAATAAATTATACTGCTTCTACTTACTTGACTTTCGGTAAAATAACGGGCTGTACTTTTAAAAATTCAAGTACCGGTTATACAACTGATGCCTATAAGCTACAGGTACTCTGCCCGGCGCAGATAACAAATAACGCATTTGTGGGCCGCTCAGAAATGAATTTTAATGGAAATAAAGTATTATTCACAAATAACATACTGCAATACTCTCAATCTTATACTACATTTCCTACGGGCAGCGTAAACGCAAATAATATGGTATCGGGCTAAGAAAGGAGCAGTACATATGGAAATACTTGATAATTTTGTAGTCAAAGATAGTAAAATACACCTTAATCAATACGCTCTTGTTATAAGACATTATACAGCTTTAGCTAAAGAAACATATACGGATAAAATTTATTATGTAGATGATGAAGGAGCGCATGAACTTGAAGTCAATGTAGTACCTAAACATCAGCTTTTAGAGATTATTTCTAAAACAGAATTGGACAATTCTCAGTATTCGTATATGGAGGGTATTGAGCTAAAAACGCAAGACTTTAATAGGGAAATCGAAGAAATTGCTTCGTATGGCAGTCTTGAAGCATATCAAGCTTCATTGCCGGAGGCACAAGATGAATTTAATCTTGATATGGACTACAGAATGTCTAAGATGGAATTAGGATTATAAATAGGAGGAAATAGCAATGACATATGGATATTGTAAAAAAATAATTGCAAGCGGTAGATATGATAAGAATTCGATGAAGGATAAACTTGACGTGTTTCTTCTCGCAGAACGTATTACCGATGATGAATACAAAGAATTAATGCAAATGATGGAGGGTTAATTTATGGATAAGATTTTTAATGGAACAAGTACGGTTATTGGAATTGTGGGCGGTTTCTTTGCCGCTCTATTCGGCAAGTGGGACAGTATCTTGTGGGCATTATTAGTCATTATGGTATTGGACTATTTGACGGGTATTATCAAGGCGGTTTATACAAAGTCAATGTCAAGCGAGATTGGTTTTAAAGGACTGCTCAAAAAGATTACTATATTAATTATAGTAGCATTATCAAACGTCCTGCAACAGATTACAGGTGATAACGTTGCAATTCGTGAGATTGTCATTATGTTTTACATAGCCAATGAGGGTATAAGCGTGTTGGAGAATGTGGCGGTGATTTACCCGCGAATGCCACAAAAGTTGAAGGATATATTGTTGCAATTACGTGGCGAAGATGATACGGAGGAATAAGTATGGATATTCAAATCAAACAGGGTCCGCAGTGCCACCCGTCCAACTGTTATACATATAGGAATGACGATATTTTATTTATCGTCATTCATTTTACAGGTAATAACGGTGACACGGCGCTAAATAACTGTACATTTTTCAGCGGTGCAAATCGCAAGGCGTCGGCAAATTATTTTTCGGGAAATGACGGCATTTATCAATCTGTTCCAGATAATTGGGCGGCATGGGCAGTAGGCGGTACAAATATCTACAAGCACAGATATTGCCGTAATATGAACAGTATTTCAATAGAAATGTGTAGTCGTGTCGGTGCAGACGGTAAATATTATATAGATGATGACGTGGTGGAGCAGACAATTGAATTGACAAAATATTTAATGAATAAATACAATGTTCCGGTAGAAAATGTGTTGCGTCACTACGACGTTTGGGATAAAAAGTGTCCTGAGCCGTTTGTACGTCAGCCGGAACTATGGGAGAATTTCAAGAAAAGATTAATAGAAAGTGAGGATTTAACTATGTCAAAATATACAGAGCTGAAAGATTTAATCACAAAACAAGCGCAGGCAATTTCTGTGTTACAAGAGGAAAACGAAAGATTAAAAGCAGTTGTAGAAAATACCACAGTATTTAATTATAACGATAGCAATATGCCGTCTTGGGCACGTCCGGCAGTTCAAGCCGCACAAGATTACGGAGCGTTGGTAGGTGATGAACAAGGTAGATTAGGTCTGTCTTATAAGGACTTACGAACAATTTGCAGAGAATACAGATGTGGTTTATATAATAAGTAGTTTTTAGGGTGGCAATAGCCACCCTTATTTTTTTACTTGCGATTTACAATTAATTAAAAGAAAGTTGAACAAGCAGACGATTTGGACGATTTTGACTTTGAGGATGAGGAAAACGAAACTGTTGTAAATAAGGACGAGAAAACGAGAGATGTTGACAGTAGATAGGAACACATACAAAATTTCTGTAATTTATCAGTAGACAAAAGAGGCGATTTATGTTATGATATATAAAATATTAATGTTATAGGGAGGATTTGATT